AAGAATTAGATTTTATCAAACCGCTGATAGCATTTTAGATGATGGGTTTTTAGCAACCGATCCAGAATATATTGCAGCTAGTAGCGCACTATCACAAAACCCAAGACCAGTTAGAGTAGCTATCGGCCGCATCGATGCAGGTGATGCTTCCCTAACAGATTCACTAAATGCAGTTTCTCAGGAAAATGATGATTGGTATGGCTTTGCTATTACATCTCGTCTTCAAGCTGATGTAGAAGAAGCAGCCGCATGGACCGAAGCTGAAATTAAAATCTTTGGCAGCGCATCTGATGATGTTGAAATCCTTAACGCATCTTCAACAACTGATATTGGAGCAGTCCTTCAAGCAGCTGGTTATGCTAGAACTTTTGTAATGTACCATGATGAAGCAGCAACAGCTTATCCTGAAGCAGCTTGGTTTGGAGTTCAACTTCCGACCGCTCCGGGATCTTCAACTTGGGCGTTCAAAACGTTGGCTGGTATTCCTGTTGTTGACATGTCTTCTACTCAAAGAACAAATGCTTTTAATAAGAATGTAAATACATATGAACTAAGGGGCGGTGTTAACATCACTAAAGATGGTCAAGTTTCATCAGGTGAATATATCGACATTATCCGTGGGGTTGACTGGTTACAAGCTAGAATGACCGAGCGTGTTTATTTGCTATTAACTAACAGTCCGAAGATTCCTTATACAGATGCAGGTGTTGGTATTGTTGAAGCTGAAGTTAGAGCTCAACTAGATGCAGCTATAGCTCAAGGCGTTATTGCAATCGATCCAGCATATACAGTCACAGTTCCTTTAGTAAAAAATATATCAACAAATGATAAAGCTAATCGCTTCTTACCAGACGTAAGATTCGAAGGAACTCTGCAAGGAGCAATACATTCAATAAGAATTCGTGGAATCGTTAGAATATAAAGGAGATAAAAAATGAGCGTAAGAACATATGATGCAGCACAAGTGATCCTTTCAATAGGTGGCGTTAATATCGGAGGATATGCAGACGGTACTTTTATTTCAATTGAAAGAGAAGAGCAAAGCTTTACAAAAGTAGTAGGTGCTGACGGAAAAACAAGTAGAGCTAAATCAAATAACAGGTCTGGTAGTTTAACTATCACGCTGCAGCAAACCAGCCCATCGAATGATGTGATCTCAGGTTTCTTAACTCAAGACGAGTTAACAGCAGATGCAGTCGTGCCGGTTTTAATTAAAGATAACTCAGGTGAGTCAAGATTATTCTCAGCAACTGGATGGGTACAAGGTCTACCTACTATCGAGTATGCTAAAGAAATCTCAACACGTGAGTGGGTAATGGATTTAGCCGATATAGAATTTAACATAGCTGGTAATGCAGCGATTGGCGGAGCAGAGGTATAATAAATGATTGAGAATAAAGAAAGAACTATCAGCGGTAAAAGTTACGTGGTAACTCAATTTCCTGCTAGAAGAGCTTTAAAATTAAAGACAAGGCTAATTAAACTTGTAGCCCCTTCTTTGTTTTCAGTATTAGGAAATTCTGGTACTAACATTATGGAAACCAAAGTTGATTCAAGCATGATTAAAAGTGCGGTCTCTATTTTAGCAGATAAGCTAGACGCAGATGAGGTTGAGGATTTAGTTATAAGTTTATTCGCATCGACTCGTCGTGATGGTAAAGAATTAAACGCAGCTGAGTTTGATCGAGCATATGCTGGTAACTTTGGTGAAATGTACGGAGCTCTTCAGTTTGTACTGGAGGTGAACTTTGGATCTTTTTTAGACCAATTCCGTACTGGCAACCAAGGAGAAGTGCAGGCGGAAAATCATCTGGCTTAAGCACTGGTAAGCTAGATCCAGAGCTTGAAGAAGAATGGCCGATATGGAGATTAATTTTTGAGAAAGTAGCGACCTTAAAAGAGCTAGAAGAGTTGTGGAATATTGATGATGTTGATCGGGCTAATTCTTTATTAGATATGCGAAAGTCTATAGAAGAAGAAGAATATAAGAAGAGTCAAAAGAAAAAATGATAGTCCGTGAATTACTAACCAAGATTGGTTTTAATGTTGATCAAAGTAAAATTCGTCAAGCGGATCAAGCTGTCAATGGTTTGACAACAAGATTAAATGGAGTCGCAGATGCAGCCATCGGTGCTGGTATGCGGCTCTCTGCTTTTGCAACATTGCCAATTGGTTTTCTTTTTAAAAATATTATAAAGGGCGCATCCGATGCTGCTGAAACTGCATCTAAATTTTCAGTGGTATTCAAGGATGTTTCTGAAGAAGCTATTGCTGTTCAACAAGATCTTGAAAAAAATTATGGATTGAGTACTAGAGCAGCACAAGAGTTACTTTCTAATACAGGTGATCTATTAACGGGCTTTGGTTTTAATGGCAAAGCTGCTCTTGACTTATCACAAAAAACAAACCAATTAGCCGTTGACCTAGCCTCATATACCAACGTTGAAGGAGGTGCTAAGGTTGCATCTCAAGCTTTAACAAAAGCGTTGCTTGGTGAACGAGAATCTCTTAAGCAGTTAGGTGTTTCATTTAAGGAATCAGATGTCAAAGCTAAGATTTTACAATTGCGACAGGAGGGAATGACCTTCGAAACCGAACGGCAGGCTAAGGCTTATGCTGCTTTGGAAATCGCAATGGATCAATCTAAAAACGCCATTGGCGACTATGCAAGAACTAAGGATCAACTCGCTAACCGAGCAAGATTATTATCAGCACGAATTGAAAACTTAAGCAATAAGTTTGGTGATCTATTAATACCCATTACAGAAAAAGCCGTTACCATACTTTTGGAAGTGGTAGAATATTTTGATTCATTGTCAAAAGAAACTAAAACTACAATACTTGGAATCCTTGGAGTAGTAGCTGTAGTGGGTCCCTTACTGCTAATATTCGGAGCTTTGATAAAATCAATATTATTTATTGCGACTGCCTTTGAGGCTATTAAGTTTCGTGCTCTTATTAATGGTATGATGTCAGTAGTAACTTGGACTAAATCTACTGCTCTTGGCTTAAGGGCTATGGGTGCCGCTGCTATGTGGGCTCAGGCTAAGTTATTTTTAATACCATTAGCTATATTTGCTCTTATAATTGCAGTTGCAGCTGGAGCACAGGCATTATGGAATTGGCTAGATGAGAATGTTGATCTCTTAGATTTGTTAGAAAAAGCTTGGGAAGGCTTAAAAGATTTTATACCAGACATTGTTAAGGATGCATTTGCAAAAGCTTTTGAAATTGCTAAAACCATTGGTAATAAAATTAAAGGGTTCTTTGGATTTGGAGATGATGAAGAAGATAAAAAAGTAACGCTACAAACAACCGAGGATGTTACTAGGCGGTTATCTCCTGAGGAAAAGGAGGCAAGACAAAAACGTTCAGAGCAAATAGGTCGTAGTATTAATACTCAAAGCTACGGCGCTGGGATGTTAACACCATCAACAACTTCAGAAATCTCTAGAATAAATAGCTCAACTATGAATGCTAATAAGAATGTTAATGTAAATTTTGAGGTAGTAGTAAACGTACCACCCGGCACTCAGGAAGCGCAAGCTGAGTTTGTTAGGCAGGCCGCCCAAGCATCTTTTAGAGAAGAGTATAATCGTGAACTTGAAAAAGTTTTATTTGAAAACCCAGAGCTGGAGTAAGATATGTTAGTTAACTTTTTATTTTCGCCATTTACAAGACGTGGTAATCGCATAGGCTCATTATCAATTGAGTGTACTTTATCTGAAACCCATTCGGCTACATCGAGAATAACTAATCAACCGGTCGAAGAAGGTTCAACTATTTCAGATCATATTGTTAACGATCCTGAAAAGGTAAATATAACAGGCTTTATTTCTGACACTCCACTTGATGCAAGCTATAGCAACTATTCGCAATTAGCATTCGATACCTTGTATCAAATCCGAGATACTAGAAATACTATATCAGTAGTAACTAACTATCGTGTTTATCAAGATATGGTTATTACTAACATTAGCGTACCACGTACTCAAGGATCTGGGCAGTCAATTCAGTTTAGTGTTGAGCTAACTAAAATACGTAAGGCAGGGTCTAATACTTTAGGATTGTTTGGAGCGCTACTTGCTGGAGATACTGAAGGAATAATTGACCAAGCCTCAAGTGCTTTAGATCTTGGAAGGTTGAACCCATCAGCGGCAACCGGACTTGTTGAAACAAGAGTAACAGATACTATAGGGAGGTTGTTCTAATGTCATTAGTTATACCAGTCAGGCCCCTGCCAGCTTATTCATTTGAGGTCAATCTTGATAATGTTATTTACCGTATGGCGTTTCAGTGGAACTCTGTACATGAATTCTGGACTATGGATGTACAAACTAGAGAAGCAGAAAACTTAATCACTGGTATTAAGCTTGTAATAAACTACGAGCTAATTACAAGATATGTAGATCCCAACCTACCAGCTGGCGCTATCATCGCTCTTGATACGACAGGTAAGCTAGAGAGAATCGGGCGTAATGATCTTGGCAATGATGTCAAGTTAATCTATATACCACGAGGTGAATTCGATGACCTTGTTCAATAGAGTAATACAAACTAAAATTGGTAAAGCAGTTGGTGAAGGAATTGATGTAAGCGACTTAAGAGTAAGTTTTACAATTTATAAAGCAATCGATCCAACTAGCAACTCCTGCCGAATAACGATTTATAATATGGCGGAAAATACCCGGAATCAAATAAGGGAGATTGATGATGTGATAACTATTAGCGCTGGTTATGCAGATGATGCTGGTGCTAAGTTAATGTTTACTGGTGATATCCTAAAGATCAATCATAAAGTTAGAGCGCCTGATATAATTTCAGAAGTTGAAGCAGGTGATGGTGCTAAAACATTAAGAGAAACTAGGATCTCGATATCGTTTAGAGAAGGAGCTGAAGTTAAAAGTGTTTTAGAAGATATCGCAAGTAAGCTAGATATAACATTAAGACCCCTACCTGATGATATACAAGGTCAGTATATTCATGGCTTTAGTTTTGCAGGGTCTGCTAAGGAAGGTTTAAATAAAGTAACCGAAAGAATTGATCTTGTTTGGTCGGTTCAAAATAATGAATTACAAATATTAAAAAGAAGAGCAGCGATAAAGCTAGTGCCAAAACAAATTAGTTACTCGACTGGATTGTTAGAAGCTCCTGAAAAGTTAACTGATTTAAAAGCCAACCTTGAAAAGGATAAGCCTAAACCGGGATATAGTTTAAGGATGTTATTGCTTCCCGATGTTGAGCCGGGTCAAACTGTTAACATAGATGCAGGACTTGTGTCTGGTCTTTACCGAGTTGACCTAGTAACGCATGTTGGAGATAATGAAGGTTTCGATTTTATAACTAACTTAGAAGTCTCGGAGTATTCAGAATAATGCAAGTAACGAATTTACCAGATGCTATAGCTGCAAGTATAAGAAGACACCTTGGGGAAATCCATACATGCCTGCCCGCAAGAGTCGAGAGCTATGATCATAAGCAGCAGCGAGCAAGCGTGCAGCCACAGATCAAAAAGAAATATCGTGATGGTTTAGTAGATGACATGCCAGTGATTGTTGACGTGCCAGTTATATGGCCCCGCTCATCTAACGCAAGCCTAACATTCCCAGTTAACAAAGGTGATTACGTTATGCTAGTATTTGCCGAGCGTGCTATTGAAAACTTCCTAACACTTGGCGGTCTTCAAGAGCCGGGTGATCGTCGTAAGTTCGATCTAACAGATGCGATAGCAGTGCCGGGTTTATATCCGTTTAATGTGCCGTCACGTTCCGATAATAACGATGATGTGCTGCTCATCTATAACAACACAAGTATTCGAATAAAGAAGGATGGTGATCTTGAGATCGTTGGTTCGAAAAATATGAAGGCAACAATCAAAGGAAATATCGAAGTTACTTGCGAAGGTAACCTAACTGCAAACGTTGGTGGTAATGCTACAATCGATATAGGTGGAACGACCGATCTAACATCTGGCGGGGATGTAAATATCACAGCGCCGAATGTTAACATAACTGGCAACCTAACTGTTAGCGGTCAGACTGATCTTGCTGGCGGCGGTCCGGGCATCGCTCGTCAAGGTGACTCAGTTGAAGTTCAAGTTACAGGTGGTTCAAGTGCGGGTACTTATTCAGGTACGATTACAGGAAGTTCAGGAAATTCAAGGAGTGGGTAAATGAGTAATAGAGATTTATTGTTAAGCAAACAAAATAATGATTTGATCGTAAGTAGATTTGATCTAGGTATTGTTGAGGGTGTTGCCTCTACTGAGCAAAGACTTAAAGTACGATTGCAAATCTTTTTAAGGGAGTGGTTTTTAGACCGGACTGCTGGGCAGCCATATTATGAAGAGGTCTTTAGTAAAGCACCAAACATCAGTGAGATAGAAGCCAGACTTAAGGAAGCTATCCTAACGACCGAACGTGTACTTGAGATACTTTCATTTGATATAGACTTTAATAACGCATCGAGAACTTTGTTTGTTAACTTTGCAGTTAGTACCATTGATGGCGATATTGTTATAGATGACGGAATAAATCTCAACGTTTAGTTGCTAATGCTTTTAAAGTTTGCAACTTATATGATATGATTGATTTAATAAATTCAATCTAGTGTAATAAGCATGCCATTAAATTCCGGTGGATACCAACGAAAGCGTTTAGAAGAAATCAAAATAGAAATAGAGACGGATATCATTGCCGAGTTTGGTGAAGTTAACACCCAGCCCGATAGTGTATTTGGTCAGTTGATAGGAATTTTTGCTAAAAAAATATCAGATATTTATCAAGATAACGAGAATTTGTATTTTTCAATGTATCCTTCGACAGCGGAGGGTGTATCTTTAGACAACGCCGTTGGCTTAGTTGGCATATCAAGATTAGCTGCTACTTTCTCAAGAGTAAACGCAGCCGTAACAGGTGATCATGGAACTGCTATTATCCCGAACTCACAAGTAGAGGTAGAGGAAACCGGCGAGACCTTTGTCAATCCAAGTGCGGTTGTGATAAATCGTAACAATGCTTTAATAATAAATGTAGAAGTGGTAACGCTTGCTGATAATACTGATTACAGTGTTTTAATAAACGGCACGCCTATTATCGTAAACTCAAATTTGGGATCCACATTAGAGTCCATTGCAATCGATTTAGTAGATGCTATTAATTTATCAGCAGAACCAGTCACTGCGGAAATAGTAGATGGCGCTAGCTTTAGAATAACAGCAGATGATTTAGAGATATCCTTTGGATCTAGCGTTTCAAATAACATAGAATATATTGACGTTACAAGCCCAGCATTTTTTGAAGCAACAGTCACAGGACCGATCACGGTCTTGCCGGGTAAGTTAAATGTTATCGTTACTCCGATCTCGGGGTGGGATGCAGTCACTAACTTCTTTGATGGAATTCAAGGGCGCGCCAGAGAAACCGATCAAGAATTAAGACTGAGACGCCGAAGTTCTCTCGCTGTTATTGGTGCTGCATCAATTCCTGCTATCAGATCTAATCTACTTCAGAACGTTCAAGACGTAACTGGCGTGATTATATTTGAAAACCGAGAGCCATTTGTAGATGCGCAAGGTAGGCCGGGTCATTCATTTGAAGCAGTCGTTGAAGGTGGTGCAGATCAGGAAATAGCAGAAGAGATTTGGCGAGTAAAGCCAGCAGGCATCCAGACCTTTGGTAACGTAACTAATTTCATTATTGATTCTAACAATGATCAGCAGGCAATATATTTCTCAAGACCAGAGCCATTATATTTATGGGTTCAGGTGGAGCTCGATATTGTAGCTGGTGCTTTCCCAAGCGAAGGAATAACAAGCGTAACGAATTCGATATTAGATACCGGGGCGCTGCTCGATGTTGGTGAGGATGTATTATTCCAATCCTTCTACGGAGCTATATATACGACTGCCGGTATTCAAAGATTAACTTTAACACTTGCTACTTCAAGTACTCCGGGCGGACCACCATCTGCATATGTTGCTGATAACATTAACGTAAGTGAAGTGCAAATTGCGCTATTTGATGTAAGTAGAATTAATATAAGTATAGCATAAAATGTCACATGTAGTATCAGATGCATTAAGATTATATACGGAGCAGTTCAGAGAGTCTGATAATCTGCTTCACCTAACTAGTGCGCTGCTAAATAACATACCCCAACTTGAGCAAGACTATCAAGACTTACTTAATAACCGGTGGGTAGATACTGCAATCGGTGAGCAGCTAGATCGCATGGGTGATATCGTCGGGGTGCTACGTCAAGGTAGATCGGATAATGCATATCGCTCAGCTATTAGATTCCAAATATTTATTAACACCTCAAAGACCGAACCTGAAACTATTATTACGGCAACGAGAGTTTTAAGTGGTGGTGATTTTATTCGTTACTGGGAAAACTATGCGGCAGGGTTTCAAGTATTTACTGACGGTCCTAATACACTTGATGTTAGTGGATCGGTAATTGATGAGTTCGGTCTTTTATTATCGGGGAATGGTTACTTAAGTTTTGATGATGGTGCTTCGTTTTTAATGCGCACTTCTTTTGAACCACCTGAAAGTTTAGCCGCCTTCTTAGCTAATATAAAACCAGCTGGTGTTGATAGTGTAGCAGTCAGCTTCTCTTTAGGAGAGACTCCATTGTTTGGATACGGATCTGACTTCAATACTTTTAATTTAACACTAGATGACGGAGGTGAATTTGAACTATACGATGGAAACTTCCTTGGTGGGGTACTTGATTTTGGCGCTGTTAGCCCTGATGGTTTTGAAGGTTATGCCGAGATGGTACTACAAAAACTTACCACTGATAATATGGGTGACCTTGCTATCAGCAGTAATATTGTCGATCCTATCAATACTGGTGTTAAGCTTGAAGGTATTCCTGATGATACCTTATCTAGGTTTATATTAGCCGAGCCGGGAATTGACTTGGATGATTTAGATGTGCAGGAAGCGCTTAATGTATTTACGGCTATTGAAACTATTGAACAGACTTTTGATGAAGAGCCATTTGGGCTGCGTGTTTATGGTGATGATTTATTTGTACTTGATGATGATGATAATTTTATATTAGCGGATGGCGAAGATTATGCGATTGTGGTAGATGAGTTTATCGATGACGCTAGATTGACCTTTGATAATGGCGATCCTGCTTTAGTATTTGTTGCTACAAATGAGAAGGACGAAATGCTGCTAGAGGGTGGTGATAATTTTGTACTAGATGATAATGAAGACTTTTTACTTTCAATTGATGAGCCCGGATTTAGTGAAGGCGCTCTTATAACTGATGATGGTGGAGACTTCGCATCCTTAATTACTGAGACCACAGCTGATACCTTTGTGCTAGATGACACAGAAGAATTACAAATTGCACGTCAAGCGCTAGTCGAAGACGTAACAAAACTTGCAACTGATAATGGATATGGTATTCTATTAGATGATGATAGTTTACTAGGTGTAGGTATCGAGGCAAAGCTTGCAGTGCCTGCATATCTAGAATTGGAAAACGATGCTGAGTTTGGACTGATCACCTATGGAGCCGCTCCCGGTGAGGGTATACTGGAGGTCGACAACGAGGCTGAGTTTGAATTAAATATCTTTAGTGTCTTAGATGAGCAATCACCATTGCTCGTCTTTGACCAAAACCAGACCCCGAAAGAGGGCGGAAAATATGTGGAAGGTTTAGTAGCATAATGACAGATATTGAGAAACCAGATGACAAACCGAGATGGGCAAGTGACGATGTCATTAGTCCAATCACTGGCGTGCTAAATGTAGTGCCGCCACCAGAGAGTAAACGTAATGTTGGTTACAATACATTTGAGCCACCTGCTCGTAACTTCGACAATTGGCTACAACGCTATAACTATTTATGGGTTGAATTCTTAGAGGACCGAGTTGTAAATCGCCAGCCTGTTACAGATGGCAATGGCCTTGAGATCTTTAATAAGGATGATGTACTGATAACTTTATATGCTATCGATACAACAACCCCAGCAAATTATATACATGCAGTTGGATATAGAGCAGCGTCAACTAATCCCGTACTAAATGTAATTTCGAATAACGTATTAACACTAGGTACAAGTAGTACCACTGGAACCCAACAAATTTTAGGCGGCTTACCCGAAGATATAATTATCTATGGTCAGATGCAAAAGATAAGTAATAATTAAAGGAGCTAATATATGCCACGTCAGATAACCGATTTACCAATTGCAACCCAAGCAGATGATGCTGATCTACTTTTACTCCGTCAAGGTTTATTCGATAAACAACTTGATGTTTCAGTTTTATTAGACGGCTTATTAAAAGCAGACAATAACTTAGCAGATGTTTTAGATCCAGCAGCAGCGAGAACTAACTTAGGCATTAACACAGCTGACTTTTTAGAGTCTGCAAATAACCTATCCGATGTTGCTAACGCAGCGACGGCGCTTACTAACTTAGGAGGGGCTGCAAGTGGTGATGTACTTCTTAAAGCTAACAACCTAAGTGATGTTGCCAATGCAGCAACCGCACGCACGAACCTAGGTATCGATACAACAGACTTTCTTTTAACAACAAATAACTTAAGTGATCTAGATGATAACGGCGTTGCTAGAACTAACTTAGGCGTGCCGGCAACAAGTGATGTATTAATCGCAGCGGATAACTTATCTGATGTTGCTAATGCTGGAACGGCTAGAACAAACTTAGATGTTCCAAGTACAACGGAGGCATTATTAGTTGCTAACAATTTATCTGATATCGCTAACACTGCCACTGCTAGAGCTAACCTTGGAATCGATACGAGTGACTTCCTATCGACAGCTAACAACTTAAGTGATTTAGCTAACGCCTCTACGGCTCGAGTAAATCTTGACGTCCCTTCGAATACTGAAGCGCTACTTGTAGCAAATGATTTATCCGATATTGGAAACGCAGGAACTGCTAGAACTAATTTAGGTATTGATCTTTCATTATATCTGGAGGCATCGAATAACTTAAGTGACGTTGCTAACGCAGCGACAGCTAGAGCAAACCTCGGGATCGATACAAGTGACTTCCTTGCATCTGCTAATAACTTATCGGATTTAGCAAACGCAGCTACGGCTAGAACGAACTTAAGTGTTCCTTCCACTACCGAGGCACTACTTGCTGCCAATGATTTAAGTGATTTAGCAAATGCTGGTACGGCGAGAACAAACCTTGGGATTGACTTAAGCTTATATACTGAGAATGCAAATAACTTAAGTGACTTGGCAAACGCTGCCACGGCTCGTACTAATTTAGATGTACCGAGTACAACCGAAGCGCTTTTAGCAGCTAACAATTTATCCGACGTTGCTAATGCAGCAACTGCCAGAACGAACTTAGGAATTGATACGAGTGATTTCCTTGCAGCTGCAAACAACTTATCTGACCTTGCCAATGCTGGAACTGCTAGAACAAACTTAGATGTACCTTCAACAACGGAAGCGCTTTTAGCAGCTAATGATTTAAGTGATCTAGCGAATGCGGCAACAGCTCGTACCAACTTAGGAGTTTCGGCAACGGCTGATACTTTACTAGTTGCTAACAACTTATCAGATGTAGCAAATGCAGCAACGGCACTAACAAACTTAGGTGCTCAAGATGCAGCGACAGCAGCCGTGCTAGATGCGACGAATGACTTTAACTTTAACGTTCAACAGGAAGCGCAGCTTAAAAACTATAGTGAAACTTCAGATGCGGTTGGTAGCATAACTGGAACCGCTGACTTTGATTTTGTCGATGGTAATGTTAAGACAGCCACGGTAACTGGAACAGTAACTATAACATTTTCAAATCCACCAGCATCAGGGCAGGGTGGTAGCTTTTTCTTAATCTTAACTAATGGCGGAAGTAATGCGGTAACATGGCCCGCTTCAGTTCAGTGGTCAGATGGAACGGCTCCAACTTTAACAGCTGCAGGAACTGACTTGTTAGTATTTACAACAGTCGATGGCGGCACGACATATTATGGAGCGCTTGCTGGTAAGGCAATGGCTTAAGGAGGCAAAATGATTGAAAAGAAAAACTACTTTGCAGCAGCACAAATTCTAGCCGGAGGCGGCGGTGGCGGTGGTTCGGCGACAACTTTGTATGGCGTTAAAGATGATCGATTGTTTTCTTATGATCTAGATACAGACACTGAAGATTTTAACTTAGTCACTACTACTTCTGTCAATGTTTTTATGGATGCTAATAGCACTAACCTTTTTACTGCTACCTTTGCGGATATCGAAGTAGAAAAGTTTGACTTAACAGGCAGTAATATTTGGACTAACACAGATCACACTTCTTTTGTTAGAGGGGTCATAGTCGATGCTAGTGGAAATGTTTACTCATGCGCATCTGATAATACGGTTCGTAAAATGAATTCTGCGGGTGTTAATCAGTGGACTAATACAGATCATACTGATGATGTGTTTGCGGTTGCTATTGATGATGCAGGTGATGTAATTTCAACAGGTCTTGATAGCACAGTTCGCAAAATTAATTCAGGAACTGGAGTGCAGACATGGTCTTATGCTTTAGGTAATAGAGGTATTGCAGTTTGTTGTGATGACTCAGGAAATAGTTTTGCATGTGGGATTGATAATAATAACGTAACAAAAATAGATAGTACCGGATCGTTCGTTTGGAACTTTACTACGTCGAGTAACTATGCACGTGCGTTAACTTGTGATAATGATGGCAACCTCTATACAGCAGGCCGTGGTCAAAGAGTGCACAAAGTAGATACCAGCGGATCGGAAGTTTGGAATTATAACGTTGGAGTAGATTGTACCTCTGTTGCTGTTGACTTAAATAACTTTGTTTACGTTGGAGATTCATTTGGAGATATAACCGTGTTAAATGATAGTGGTACTTTTGTTAAAACAATAACAACATCAGGTGGTGGTGTTGTTAACTCATTAGTAACAAATGATTTAAGAGTGCCAGTGTTTAGACCGTAAAAGCACGATAATTTACAATTGTAGTTTTAATAGCTTTTTTAAAAAGACAGTTGAGTAAAAATAAAATATAATGATGATATGAATAATATAAACTTAGACACTAGAAAAGAATTAATTGGGCAGGGCATATATTCTATTACGAATATAGCAACCAAAGAGGTTTATATTGGCTCTACCATTAATTTGAAAAAAAGAATACATCAGCATTTTAATGATCTTTCTCGTAACGATCATGATAATAAAAACTTGCAAAAAAGTTATAATAAATATGGTTCGGAGTTTTTTGTTTTTGACGTTCTTGAGCATTATGAAAATATAGAAAGAGACTTTTTGTTTGAAAGAGAAAATATCTATATAAAAAAATATAAAGACAATATGTTTAATATGTCTTTAGATGCTAAGTGTGTAAAAGGTGTTCAGTTAAAACACACCCCAGAAAGTAAAAAAAAGATATCGTTAAAAAGTTTAGCTAATTGGCAGGATCCAGACTATTTAAGAAAGATGGAATCTAGGATTCATACCGAAGAAACTAAAGCCAAAATGAGCGATGCCCATAAAGGCAAAAAGTATAGTTTGGGTTATAAACACGATGATGAGTTTGGTGCTAAAATTAGTGAAAGGATGACAAAAAACAATCCTTTTAAAGGCCAAAAACATACAGAAGAGACTAGAAAAAAAATGTCCGAATGGCAAAAAACTAGGCCAGCTCCAAGTGAGGAGACTCGTCAAAAACTTAGAGAAGCAGCTTTAAAACGCTGGAATAAAAATAAAGAACTTAATAAAAATTAGAGGAATTGTAATATGCCAGATCCACGTCAAATAACTGAGCTCCCTATTGCTACACAGGCCGATGATGCTGATTTAATGCTAATGAGACAAGGCTTGTTTGATAAACAAGTTGAAGTTGATTTAATAAGAGCTGGGCTTTTAAGAAGCACAAATAATTTATCTGATCTAGATGATCCTGCTGCGGCAAGAGTTAACCTAGGCGTTGCCACTGGTAACTTCCTTCAGGTTGCAAATGACTTATCTGATCTTAATGATCCTGCTACGGCAAGAGTTAACTTAGGTGTTGATACATCTGATTTCTTATCTGCTACAAATAACCTATCGGATTTAACAAGTACAACAGCTGCACTTACTAACCTATCTGCTGCTGGCCTAACTGTTGACAATGATTATGGTTTTAACATTCAAGAGAATATGCAGATCCAAAGTTATAGTGAAGTCACTAATAACATCGGTAACGTAACAGGTGTGCAGGCTTTAGACTTAGCAGTAAGTAATATTCATTCAGTAACAGTAACTGGTAACACTACTTTTAGTTTTACAAATCCAGCGTCAGCAGGGCAGACATCAAGTTTATTTTTAGAAATAACAAATGGTGGTAGTGCATCAGTAGCATGGCCGGCAAGTGTCCAGTGGCCAGCAGGAACTGCGCCGACTTTAACAACAGCAGGTACTGACATCTTGATCTTTATCACAAGAGATGCAGGAACCACATGGCGTGGCGTGTTATCAGGTAAAGATTTTAGTTAATAGAAAAAACAGCGGAGAATAATTATGAGCATATATGCAAAAGTAGAAGGCGGTGAGGTGGTTTCAAAAGGAGCCCTTCCAAGGAATTCTGAAACGATAAGTGGATTTAACATGCTAGGTGATGTTGAGCTAAAGACTTATGGATACTATCCATACTCTGAAACAATCCCATCATACGATGCTAACACTGAAAAGCTTGGAGCTTTAACTTATACTATTAATGATGAGGATGTTGTAGGCTCTTATCCAGTTGAGGCTTTATCGCCTGCTGAGTTAACTACTAAGAAAAATAACCTAGTAGCAAGAGTCATGCCAAAGTTAAATGACTATATGTTTAAAACTGACTGGGTAGAAATTGCAGGTGCTAACTTAACAACTCCTGAAAAAGATGCTTACGATACTTTAAGAACTAATATGGGAACGGCTAAAGCTGATCTAGATACTTATACAGCTGCTGAGCTTGCTGGTCTTGAGGCTAAGTTAAACGCATGTAACAAATGTATGTATTCACGCTTTGGAGCATTTAGTTCATTCATGACAGATTTAGATACCGAGCTTGCAACCCTAACAGCATAAGGAGGCTTACATGTTAAAAGAAAGAGCAATCCTAGCGGCTGCATCTGAACCGTCAAATACAGGTGGCGGCGGTGAGTCTGAATTTATTTGGGGAGCTGATGATTCTCACGACGTCAAAAAGTTTGATCGTTTTGGTAATGAGCTGTGGTCTTATACGACCTTTACTTCAACAATAAGACGAACTTATGTTGATACTGCTGGTAATGTTTACGTTTCTGAGAATGCGGGCAATACGGCAAAACTAGACCCTAATGGTAATGAGCTTTGGAATCTTTTTGTAAGATCTTATGGTGTGGCATTAGATAGTAATGGCGATGTCATTAGTGCATCTACTAATGATGGCTTAGTAAGAAAGTTAAGTACTACAAACGGTTCAACTTTATGGACTTATGATCCAGTTGATGAAGCTACTTACATCTTAGCTATTGCTGTCGATTCTTCTGATAACATATATTTTGCAAACCGAAGTTTTTTGTTTAAAATAAATACTTCAGGTAATCAAGTCTTTAAACTAGCCGTCTCTTTAGGACCAAACTCAGTAAGAGGAATTGCTGTAAATTCATCTGGAGAAATTTTTACTGCTAATGGTAGTGGTACTTTATCTTATTTTAATTCTTCAGGATCTTTTGTTAGGTCGGTTTCAGTTGGTGGTTTTCCTTATGGTGTAGTTATAGACAGAGATCAAAATGTTTTTGTATGTGGTCAAGGCTCTACAAATACTTTAAGAAAATATAATTCAGATTTAACCTCGTTATTAGAATCATATGATGCATCTAATGCAACAACATACTTTTATACTTTGGCAGCGGATGATGACGGGTTTATATACGCTGCATCTAGGGCTGGTCAAACTGGAATATTTAAGTTTGATACAAATTTAAATTTACAGCTAACTGTTGATACTACAGCTAACTATGTATCAGCAGCTGTACTGCCGGGTCGTTTAAATGTTTCACAGGGGTTATAATTATGAACGCATTATTTAGTTTTTTCAAAGACAGATTAAAAGAACGCAGCACATGGACGGGTCTTGCCTTACTTGGCGGGGCTCTAGGTGTACACTTCGATCCTGAGCATATCCCTCAAATCATTGAGACTAGTGCGGAGATCTTAGGAGCTGCCTATATAATTAGTCCTGATAAAAAGAAGCCACAAGGTCGTAGACCAAAAGCCGAACAAAAAAGAAAAAAATAATATGTCTTCACTTCGGTTCAAGCTATTAAATCTTTTAAAGCCCGCAAGCTTTAGGGGACGGCTTGGACCTGAGGCCCGCATTCAAAAAGCTTTTGTTGATGAGCTTAAATACCTTACCCTAGATAATAAGCTCGACTGTGTTTGGGCTGCGATTCCTAATGAGAATGGATCCAATGATAAGCCGATCTACGGAGCGATGCTTAGATCACTTGGTAAGATAGCCGGTGCTCCTGATATGATCTTCATGTGGGGCAACGGATCTGGATGTTTAGAGTTTAAGGCTGGTTCAAATAAGCAAAACGAAAAGCAAAAGATATTTGATGAGTGGTGTCAGGCTTGCAATGTTAAATATAAAGTTGTAAAAAGTAAGGAAGATGCGCTTAACACTTTACACGAATGGGGTTTAATTAATGAGCAAGCTAACATGGTCGGAGCATAAGGTACGGCTAAAAGACCTAAAAGAATACCAGCATAATCCAAGACAGATATCTAAATCAGATTATAATAAATTAGTTAAATCAATAAAAGAGAATGGTTATAATTCACGTATCCTATGTGATACAGATGATACTATAATATCTGGGCATATGCGCACAATGGCCTTGCGTGATTCTGGCTTTCGTGATAATGATATCCTGCACGTTTTAAAACCCAGTCGCAAGTTAACAGACAAAGAGTTCCAGAGAATAAACATCCAAGATAATGTTAGCTTCGGCGACTGGGACCTTGATTCAATCACCAGCAGCTTTGAACTTGATGACCTTATGGATTGGGGTATTGATCATGATTTGTTTAAGGATCTAATGCATGACGATAAGGAGCAAGTGGTTAAGTCCAAGGATCCTATCGTACCTGAATCTAAGACATGCCCTAACTGCGGATTTGATCTTTAGTCATTAAAGTATAAATCAATAGCAGCCAGACCGATCATATTGATTTCTTCTGTAGGATTATCTAATTTCGTTATATAATCTTCGATAGCTTGCCAGCGTGGGCTTTCAACCGTTTTAGAAAATTCGTTATCTGACAAACTCTTGAATTGTTTAATAATCTTATGAGCCTCACGGTAAAACTCGGGCGTGACAACATAGTATTCTTTTGACATTTATTTCCCTGCGGTTAATTTTTGCTAACTATAGTAAATTTCTAAGCATTTGTCACCAACTAATTCAAGATACCACTCGCTACCTTCAAGCTCGGCAACCGATTGTTTAATTATATCCAAATGAATTATCTCAATCATCTCCATTGGCAGCTGCGGGGTGTTATCGGTATAGGTAATGTTGGTCCAAGAAGTGCAGGTGAACTTGAGCGGCCTTACTATTCGGCCTGCCTCAAATATCACTAGTACATCCAGCCAAGTCATTATCTTTTACCATACCTCTTGCGGGTATTAACAACCCCATTTAATGTGATGAAGAAGTAAATAAAAAAAAGCAGAGCACCTGCAAAGTTTTCGATATAAAGATTATATAAAGTAAAGAAGCTATTTGAAAATAGCCATATATAAAATCCCTTGCCGTTGCCATTTGACACCATAAAGGCTCCGCATATTGCAGCAAGAGTTGCTACCCAATTAAAGGTTTCAAAAAATCCATCCATAGTCAAACTCCTTGTTGATGATTTCGCTTGTTGTTACTTCCACTACCTTGGGGGTAGAGAACTGGTTATTTAATTTATTAGTTAGTTTAAATTTATCAAAGTATTCTTTAAACATTTCATCGATCTTATTTCTAAACTCAGCAACTGGTGAGCGCACGCCATCTAAAGCAATTGGAGTATCGGGTCTGATTAAGAAGATCTTATCATAGGTCAGCATCCATTCGTCGGCTGCGGCCTCTAACTTATATAGCATATTACTTTCGAACTCATGATACCTTGCATAGATGATACAATCAATTGATGCCCGGTCGCATATAACAAAGTTAAAGCCTCGAGCTATTGCTTCCAGCTCACGACATATTTGCTGGTGGTATAACCAGTATGCGGTTTCGACAGTTGATTCATCGTTAAATTTAAATGGTGAGTAGCGTACTCGTTCCTGAACTACATCTACATTCTCACCTGCTGCCTTAAGGTGGTAGGCTAATCTTAAAGCGAAGGTTGACTTACCAGCCGAGTGGCTGCCTATTATGGCTATCTTCTTATAGTTTTTCATGTTAGTATTTCCCTTAGTTACTTCATAAATAATCGAGCCTCATCAAGGCGTCGCCTGATTAAACCTCGAAGCATTTTCTTGCCAGCATACACCCACCTGACAAATTCGGCAGGGCATTCTAATCTTTTATTGTCATTGAGTTTTTTAAGTAGGGTGGATGATTTAAGGCTATACTTACCTAGGTTAAAGGTAAAGGATACAAGGGCACTAAATTCATTTTCATTTAGCTCGACGTTTACCAAGGACGTTACGGCACGCTCTGCAAAGTGAACATCTTCTTTTAATATTTGAAGAGCAGCTTCACGAGTCAGGTGCTGTAATTGTTCCTCTGGTTTTATGACATGACCATAGCCGATGGTTAACTTACCACCTGAGCATGTATATGGATATTCTCTATAGCCTTCATAGAACTTAATTAGATCAAGCCCTTGTTTATTAATTAGCATTTTCATTCCCACTAGTTACAACAATGTTATGCTAGCATATTAGATTTCAATTAAAACGGTATATCGTTATAATCATCTTCAATTATTTTGACCTCGTTACCTTGATGCCCCACACCTTCACCAGAACTTGATTTAAGTTTAGTAACTTCACGACCAATTATTGAAAGGCTGTTAAACTCTTCACCTGATTTGGTCTTGCGTTTACTTTGATTTATTGTTCCGCTAACAAAAATCATATCACCTTTCTTAAGATATTGTTTAGCAAACTTGGCGGTATGTTCAAAGACAACAACTGGAACCCAGTGAGTTTGTTTATTATCTTTATAGCCAGTGGTTACTGCTAAGTTTAGCTTGGTCATATCCTTGCCGGTTTTAGTAGTGATGGATTCAGGATCCATACCAAGGTTACCGCTTAGGTTAATTTGATTTACTGATGTCATCCTCATCCTCTTCTTTTAATTTCTTCAGCTCGATAAACTTTTCTAAGAACTTACCAAACATCATGGTTTCTTTAACTGAGCTTTCTGACATTTTAAAGTCGTGCTTTAGTTTTTCAATAATGTCTTTATATTCTTTATCTTTAAGACACTCTATTACATGGTTATGCCCAGCCATCATTAACTTAGTATGGTCTTGAGTCATTAAATCTTGTACTTGTAATTTATACTTACGACATAGATTATAGTGGTTTAAAAATTCAGCTATTTTCCCTTCCATATTTTTCCTCTATAAAGTTGATACATTTTTCAATATGCTCTATATTGAGCTCATCGATGCTATTTACACTAGCACGTTCACACCATTTATCAACTGTTTCTTGAGGAATATTATGGGCTGGAATAAGCCTGAAAAGGATTTCAAGTTGTGCGAGACGATAGGAGACCGGGTCTTCTGGTTTGTCATCTGCATTACTGTCGCTCCCATTTGTTTTGTCGGAACCCTCTGGGGTTTTGTCGAGTGCTTTGGGCCTATCATTAGCTGGGGTTTTATATTTGTTAAGAGCGCTGCTGAGCTTCTCTGTGAGGCTATTACCGTTTGGATTAACTTCCTTAAGACCGCCTTGCACATCCTCTAGCTCTTCTACCATATGCATACCGTTCATAACTTCAGGAGCATGGGTACGTATTAATAACGTAGCTGCCCTATAGCGAAGCATTAGTTCTGGCATGGTTCTGTATTTACTGTTTCTAGTATAGCCTTCTGCTTGGGCTTGTTTCAAGGTAAAGGTATAGGATATTTCCTCACCTGTTTTTTTAAGGTTAGTAAAGGCGGTAACTTTCATATCAGCACCTGCACCTTCTTCACGATATCTGATTCCGCTTTCGAACAAGCCGCTGTTATTAGCTAAGCTTAATGCAAAGGATGTGTTCATGCCAAGCTTGCCACTAACTACGAAAGTGTTTTGCATAACGAGCATTGGATCTAGCTTCATCCGGTATGCAGTTTGCACGGCGATAAATACGTTGGCTGGTTTGCTGCGATAATGTTCTGGAATGATGTCGGACTTAGCCATGATCTCTGCGAACTTATAGGCTTTCTCCATTACCTCGAACATATCTGAGGAACTGTTATTAGTTATATTGGACATTGTTTTTCTCCTTATTGTTTTTCATGGTCTCTAGTATAGCTGGAATATCGGCAATAGCAATTAGCCCTTGGCGATGTAAATTGTACAGATGTTTTATCTGATCCTTCTCGGATAGCTTGTTTGGCTCACTTAATGCCCTCAGGCTATCTGCTTTTGAAATTGTCATGGTTATCCTCACTTAATTAAAAAGGTTCGAGTGGCTCGACTATCTTGTAAATACTTTTCATATAGGTCGGGGTGGTCTTCTTTAAGAGCATTGCTATCAAAGCGTGATCTTGGATTAGACAAACGCCAGCTAGCAAGTACGTTATCATGCTGGTCAACTATATATGAGAAGTCTTTCATCTGCGCTTGGATATCGGTTTGCAAATCTTTAATGCGCTGGTCGAGTTCTTTTTTATATCCTTTAAGCTCACGAAGTTCGATAAGCTTATCAAGGTCAGCACCATCTGCTACCATCTTCTTACCGTTATCACGAGGGTATAGTTTGGCGATATCGTATATCGTACCGTCATCTGGTGGTACTTGCGCAAGGATATGGTTCTCCCAAAACTGATGAGCTATCTCGATTAGCTTTTCTTCGAACTCTTTATTACGTTCATAGCGATATATTCTAAACTGGTTACCACCGGCAAGAGCTGCGAGCTCAGCATAGGGTACATCGCATATGGCAACATACCATGCCACTTGCGTAAGATAAGTAGCTGGCACGATATCGGTTCCTTCAGGACCCCAATCATCTTTATTAAAGAAGCCGGTTGTTTTACATTCAAGTACTGCATCCTTGTTGCCGATCCATCTATCGATGTTGCCTAGCATAAGTGGGTAGTCAGGATGTCTTAAGGTTTCAGGTTCGATCATTACCTTGTTGCCAGATCGTCTTGAGTATTCCTCTGCTACGATATCCTCAAGTAGGTTACCGAAATGCATGGCATCGTTCATAGGCTCTTCTATATCGGTTAGCTGTAGCTTATCAATATAAACAGACATCGGTGATTTAAACTTTGAGACGTTGATGATAGCACCTATATCGGATCCAGTGATGCCGCTGCGCCTTAGGTCATACCATTCTTGTGGGTGATTCATAATGCGTTTTATTAAATTGTATTAAGTTGTAATATATTATAACATAATAAAACTTAATAATAAAGAATAAAGTTTAATGAATCAACTAGGCCTTAACTTTTTTAAAGTTTTTATTTGATTCTTAAGAAAAGATCTTATAGGTTGAAGAGGGCCTCTGGGAAAAGATAGATGCCCTCAACCAATAGTAACTTAAAAACGATTAGTAACTTATGTCGGAGCCACCTCTCGTTACAGGTTACTGTATAAAATGATAATTCAAGTTGCAAGC